CCCCCGACGTCATAACGGAACAGGGGATACGCCGAATGTTGATACAAATACAGAGATTACTACAGAGATTACTACAGAGATTACAACGGAGACTAAAAACACTATTGGCGCATCCGCTGACGCGTCTGCACCAGCGCGTTCTGCCAGACAGGAATATTCACCGGAATTTGAACAGGCCTGGCAGGAATATCCCAAACGTGCTGGTGGTAATTCAAAATCCGCCGCTTTTAAAGCCTGGAAAGCCCGAATCAGGGAAGGTGTGACACCCGAAACCATGCTCGACGGTGTGAAACGCTATGCCGCCTGGGTGCGTGTCTCTGGAAATACCGGTACCCAGTTCGTGAAGCAGGCGTCGACGTTCTTTGGTCCGGATCGTCATTTCGAAGAATCCTGGGAAGTTCCTGCGGTATCTGCAGCCAGACGCGAGGACCCGTACTTCAAAGCCAGTTACGACAACGTGGACTACAGCCAGATCCCGGAAGGATTCAGGGGGTGATCATGAGTCTTTTGAATGAAGTTCAGAAATTCATTGAAGCCCATCCGGGGTGTACTTCCGGAGACATTGCGGATGCTTTTTACGTGGGGGCTTAATGAGTAATAAATATTGCCAGGCGCTGGTAGAACTGCGGAACAAACCAGCCCATGAACTGAAGGAAGTGGGCGATCAGTGGCGCACGCCGGACAACATTTTCTGGGGAATTAACACCTTGTTTGGTCCGTTTGTTCTGGATCTGTTCACTGACGGTGATAACGCCAAATGTGCCGCGTATTACACGGCGGAAGACAACGCGCTGGCGCATGACTGGTCAGAACGTCTTGCGGAGCTTAAAGGTGCTGCCTTTGGTAATCCCCCATACAGCCGCGCCAGTCAGCATGAGGGGCAATACATCACCGGCATGCGTTACATCATGAAACATGCCAGTGCCATGCGTGATAAGGGCGGGCGCTATGTTTTCCTGATCAAAGCGGCCACCAGCGAAGTGTGGTGGCCGGAAGATGCAGATCATATTGCTTTTATTCGCGGGCGTATTGGTTTTGAACTGCCAGCCTGGTTTATCCCGAAAGACGAAAAGCAGGTGCCAACAGGTGCTTTCTTCGCTGGTGCTATTGCTGTTTTCGACAAGACCTGGAAGGGAGCGGCAATCAGCTACATCGGGCGCGATGAACTTGAGGCATGTGGTGAGGCGTTTCTGGCGCAGGTTCGCCAGCAGGCGGAAAAACTGGTCAGGGAGATGGCGGCATGACGACATTAACTCAATGCCAGCAGCAGGTGCTGGATATGCTGATTTCTTATCAGAAAGAACGTGGCTTCCCGCCAACCAATCAGGAGGTGGCAACCATGCTGGGATACCGTTCGGTGAATGCAGCGGTGGAGCATCTTCGCGCACTGGAGAAAAAAGGTGTCATCACGATAAAGCGTGGCGTGGCCCGGGGTATCACTCTTCATACCGCGGTGAAGGACGACGACAGCGAGGCGGTCGGGATTATCCGCGCCCTGCTTGCCGGTGAGGCAAACGCCAGGCTGCGTGCAGCCCACTGGTTACATGAGAGGGGCCTGAAAGTATGAAGCTAATACTGCCTTTTCCGCCCAGCGTGAACACGTACTGGCGACACCCCAACAAAGGGGCGTTTGCTGGTAAGAGCCTGATAAGCGCGGCGGGGCGAAAATTCCAGAGCGCGGCGTGTGCAGCAATAGTTGAGCAGTTACGTCGTCTGCCGAAACCAACGTCGGCACCTGCTTCAGTGGAGATCGTGTTGTTTCCTCCGGATAACCGGATCCGCGATCTGGACAACTATAACAAGGCGCTGTTTGACGCCCTGACCCACGCGGGTGTGTGGGAAGACGACAGACAGGTGAAAAGAATGCTGGTGGAGTGGGGACCGGTTATCCCGGAGGGGAAGGTCGAGATCACTATCAGTAAGTACGAAAAAGCGAGTTGCAAATTAGCAACTCGGTAACGGAATTGAGCAACACCCTAAATTTGGGTATTACCTCGTTAAAGATACTGTATTTATGAACAGTGTATCCTTGATAACTATTAAAAATCGCAGTAAGTTCATCCTGCATCAACGAAAAGGGAGTGCAGTCCCGCTCGTGGATAAAAATTTGTGGAGAAACCAATGAATCAGTTGCTTGTAATTGATGGCGTTTCTGTGCGCCAGTACTTCGAATCTAACTACTGTCTTAACGACCTTCAGAAAGCTGCTCTTCTTGCCGCTGGTGAGAATCGCTCCTCCCGTTCGCTGGAAGTTCACGAGTTTATGCGTCGTCCTGAAACGAAGGCTCTTGTGGAATTATTGGAAGAAGAAACTACGGGAGATTCCCGTAGTATTCCTGTCATCACCATTCAGGGGCGCAATGGTGGGACGTATGTCTGTAAAGAGCTGGTCTATGCATATGCAATGTGGATCAGCCCGGCATTCAGCTTAAAAGTGATACGTACTTTTGATGCGCTTCATAATTCATCACCAGAAGAAACCACATCCGACAAAATTAAATCCGGGGTCATTCTGCTTGAATCAGCAGCAAAGACTCTAAATCTGTCAAACTCCTCGAAACTTGGTGCATACCAGAAATTATCAAAGGTAGCTGGTCTTCCTGAACTTATGCCGATCTATGCCATTGATGCACCTGCTGATGCGCCAGATGGTTCAAGCCGCCCTACGCTGTCGCTGAGTGCACTGCTGAAGCAGTATGGTATCCGCCTGACGGCTAATCAGGCATATCACCAGATGGCGAAGCTGGGGATCGTTGAACAACGCGAACGATACAGCCGTACCGCGATTAACAACATCAAAAAATTCTGGTCGCTGACAGCGAAAGGTTGCATGTTCGGCAAGAACATCACCAGTCCCGCAAATCCGCGCGAGACGCAGCCGCATTTCTTCGAATCCCGATTCCCTGAGCTGTTAAAGCTGCTCGATACCGTTCATTGAGGTGACCGTGAGAGCACTACTGACCCCTGAAATTGCCCCGCGTATGGGGATCGTATTGTTCAGACCCGGTTCAGAGCTGATGCCCCTGTTTATGCAGGGGCGTGTCCTGCTGGAGCCTGAGCCGGAACGTTATTCATCTTTTGCCAGTGGTGCCGTTCCGGCAGCATCACAACCGCTGGCGGATGATCCTGCCGTTCGGGCCGTGTTCCGCAATGAGGCAGTGATCCGTCGTGCTGGTGGCGTGGAATGTCTTGAAAGCTGGTTACTTCGTGAAAAAGGTTGCCAGTGGCCTCATTCCGACTGGCACAGCGAGAACATGACCACAATGCGACACGCGCCGGGCGCAATCCGTCTGTGCTGGCACTGCGATAACCAGCTGCGCGATCAGTTCACGGAACGGCTGGAATCAATGGCAACGGATAACTGTGCCCGCTGGGTGTTGTCTGTTGTGCGTCGGGATCTCGGTTTTGATGACAGTCACGTTGTGACAATGCCGGAACTGTGCTGGTGGCTGGTTCGTAATGATCTGGCGGATGCCTTACCGGAAAGTGCAGCCCGTAAGGCACTGAGATTACCGAAGCCTGTTGTGCCGTCTGTCACCCGGGAGAGTGACCTTGTGCCTTCGGTTCCGGCCACCAGCATCATCCAGAATAAAGCGAAAAAGGTGCTGGCGCTGAAAGTGGATCCGGAGTCGCCGGAGTCTTTTATGTTACGCCCAAAACGTCGCCGCTGGGTTAACGAAAAGTACACGCGCTGGGTTAAGACGCAGCCGTGTGCATGTTGTGGAAAGCCTGCTGATGATCCCCACCACCTGATAGGCCACGGTCAGGGGGGAATGGGTACAAAAGCGCATGACCTCTTCGTGCTGCCTTTGTGCAGAAAGCATCACGACGAGCTGCATGCGGATACCGTGGCATTTGAAGAGAAGTATGGCTCCCAGCTGGAGCTGATATTTCGTTTTATCGATCGTGCGCTGGCAATAGGCGTGCTGGCCTGATTTTGTGGAGAAAGTTGATGCGTGATATTCAAATGGTTCTTGAACGTTGGGGGGCATGGGTGGCAAATAATCACGAGGATGTGGAATGGTCATCTGTTGCTGCAGGTTTTAAGGGATTAATTCCTTCGAAAGTAAAATCCCGCCCGCAATGTAGCGATGACGATGGCCTGATCATTAGCTCTGCGATGACAGTTCTTAAGAAAAAGGAACCGTATCAATACGAATTACTGGAAATGTATTATGTGTATGGGGTTACATTACGGGTGTTGGGGGTAAAACTGGGGATATCACTTAATCAGGTTGTTATCAGACTGCAGAAAGCTGAAGGGTTTATTGACGGTTGTCTGGCAATGTTGGGGGTATCTTTAGAAATTGATTGTTACATATAGTAATAAATTCAATCAAAGTAAATAATCATATTTTATTATAACCTCCTGATGATACCTGTTCATTGGGAGGTTATTATGGATAAAAATGTAGAGCATGTATTAGTTGATGCAATTGAAAATAAGCAATCTTTAACAGTCGTTTACTTAGGAGGGAGCCAGCCCGGAACATTAAGGAATATTTCTCCGATTAGTATAAATGGGGATAAATTGCGGGCAAGATGCCATAGTTCTGGAGCAGTAAAGGTTTTCAATCTTGGGAAAATACAGTTACCCAGTGACTCCTGCGCGGTATCTATGCACTATGGAGATTTAGGGAAGGTGCGAACAAGTTCCTGATATGAGATCATCATATTCATCCGGAGCGCATCCCAGAGGGACATCATGAGCCATCAACTCACCTTCGCCGATAGTGAATTCAGCACTAAGCGCCGTCAGACCCGAAAAGAGATTTTCCTCTCCCGCATGGAGCAGATTTTGCCATGGCAGAATATGACCGCTGTCATCGAGCCGTTTTATCCCAAGGCGGGCAATGGCCGACGGCCCTATCCGCTGGAGACCATGCTGCGTATTCACTGCATGCAGCATTGGTACAACCTGAGCGACGGTGCCATGGAAGATGCCCTGTACGAAATCGCCTCCATGCGCCTGTTTGCCCGATTATCCCTGGATAGCGCCCTGCCGGATCGCACCACCATCATGAATTTCCGCCACCTGCTCGAGCAGCATCAACTGGCCCGTCAATTGTTCAAGGCCATCAATCGCTGGCTGGCCGAAGCAGGCGTCATGATGACCCAAGGCACTTTGGTGGATGCCACCATCATTGAGGCACCCAGCTCTACCAAGAACAAAGAGCAGCAACGCGATCCGGAGATGCATCAGACCAAGAAAGGCAATCAGTGGCACTTTGGCATGAAGGCCCACATTGGTGTCGATGCCAAGAGTGGCCTGACCCACAGCCTGGTCACCACCGCGGCCAACGAGCATGACCTCAATCAGCTGGGTAATCTGCTTCATGGAGAGGAGCAATTTGTCTCAGCCGATGCCGGCTATCAAGGAGCGCCACAGCGCGAGGAGCTGGCCGAGGTGGATGTGGACTGGCTGATCGCCGAGCGTCCCGGCAAGGTAAAAACCTTGAAGCAGCATCCGCGCAAGAACAAAACGGCCATCAACATCGAATACATGAAAGCCAGCATCCGTGCCAAGGTAGAGCACCCGTTTCGCATCATCAAGCGGCAGTTCGGCTTCGTGAAAGCCAGATACAAGGGGCTGCTGAAAAACGATAACCAACTGGCGATGTTATTCACCCTGGCCAACCTGTTTCGGGTGGACCAAATGATACGTCAGTGGGAGAGATCTCACTAAAAACTGGGGATAACGCCTTAAATGGCGAAGAAACGGTCTAAATAGGCTGATTCAAGGCATTTACGGGAGAAAAAATCGGCTCAAACATGAAGAAATGAAATGACTGAGTCAGCCGAGAAGAATTTCCCCGCTTATTCGCACCTTCCTTAGAAGTTAAAGCTTATGAGACGATGCAGAGCGTAAATGACAACTTTCATGCCCTTTATCCTGAAGGACGATGGGGTGTTGATTTTAATGAGCATCGCTTTGCTTTATTTGATTTTTTTAAAAACGGGAAACGAAAAAAAACGGCATTTATGGCAATTGAGTTCAGGGAAAGAGATGAAGAGAAAATAATAACAGGTGTAACAATTGATATTGGTATATCTGGAACAGTGATTTCTGAGAAGTCCCGAATCCCAAAAAGACGACCATGGGTAGTGGTTGGTCCCGAACACGGAGAATACAGTACTTATTCAACTTTGGACAAGGCTGCTACAGCGTTTTTTGAGAGGCTTTCGTTGATAGCATCCGGCCTGGAAGATAATTGATTTTATGTTTGGTATTCAGAGTTCGCCGTGCTTAAGAAAGTCAAGATTCTAAAAATACTGAATGAGCTACTTGTGTTATAACAAAAATGCTATTAGTGTGTTAAGAGTGGTTACTTCGCCACACAACTTAAACCCGCCACTGAGCGGGTTTTTTGTACCTGTAAACTTGGTGCAGTACAGTAAACACGCTGGTGGTCGTGAATACTGACTTTTTATCTTGCTGGCTTTTTAGACAAGAGTTATTGGTATGTCATGTTAACCAGAAGGGAAAAAGACATGCTAAAACAGCAAGATATGACCGAAACCGCCAGAGTGGTGTTTAATGAATTGAGCGTCACCGAACCGGCGACAGTCGGGGAGATTGCGCAGAATACTTACCTTTCACGCGAACGCTGCCAGTTAATACTGACCCAGCTGGTTATGGCGGGTCTGGCAGACTATCAGTTCGGTTGTTACAGACGCCTTCCGCAGTGAAGGCTTTTTTATTTGTGGTAAATGGGCGGCTGGTGGGTGTTAGGGGCACCCACCAGCCATCTGCTCATGCGTTGGGTTCACAAGCAAACCTCAGGCCCACTGCTTTGCGCAAAAGCAGAATGAGCCTATCAGAGACAGGCTTAATGATCCATGCTTAATACTGTAAAAATATCCAGTTGTGAGTTAATCAACGCCGACTGCCTGGAATTTATCCGGTCGTTACCCGAAAATTCTGTTGACCTGATAGTCACGGACCCGCCGTACTTTAAAGTGAAGCCTGAGGGCTGGGATAACCAGTGGAAGGGCGACGATGATTACCTGAAGTGGCTGGACCAGTGTCTGGCGCAGTTCTGGCGGGTGCTGAAACCTGCCGGAAGTCTTTACCTGTTCTGTGGTCATCGCCTGGCATCTGATATCGAAATCATGATGCGTGAACGCTTCAGTGTGCTGAACCATATTATCTGGGCGAAGCCGTCCGGACGCTGGAACGGATGCAACAAGGAAAGCCTGCGGGCGTATTTCCCCGCCACAGAGCGCATTCTGTTCGCGGAACATTATCAGGGGCCGTATCGTCCGAAAGATGCCGGGTATGAGGCGAAGGGCAGGGCACTGAAACAGCATGTGATGGCCCCGCTGATTGCTTACTTTCGTGATGCGCGCGCTGCCCTGGGGATAACGGCAAAACAGATTGCAGATGCCACAGGAAAGAAAAACATGGTGCCGCACTGGTTCAGTGCCAGTCAGTGGCAGCTACCGAACGAAAGCGATTATCTGAAATTACAGTCGCTGTTTGCCCGGGTGGCAGAAGAGAAACATCAGCGCGG